ATGTCATGGGAACAAACCGATAACACCATAAAAAGTGGACACCGAAACCCCCTGGAATTCCAAGAGGACACCCAAAAAACCGTCACCTTAAACGAAAAAGAAGGCATCCAAGCCATAATAGCTAAGCCAGTTGGCAAGCAAACTATGGAGATCGAAAGCTACCTTTTCAGCAAAACCAAAGGCTGGACACTTGAATCAGCCAAAGCCTGGTTCAACAAACTTCAAAACCCCGCCAAAGAACACCTCTGCGCTGTTTTCCCATTCACCATCGCAGAAAAAATAGTTGATAAACCGCTCCGAATTCAGGGCTTAGCCATGACCATTGGCATGAGCCGCAACTTCAACATTTACACCCCTCAAGAACTGGAAGCTTTCTCAGCCAAACTTGTAGGTGCACCTGTTTATCTGGAACATGTCACTGCGGAGGAAGCGGTCGGCAAAGTTATAGATACTCAGTGGGATGGACAAAACCTCAGTTACACCGCCGAAATATATGACCAAGACACAGCCGACAAAATCCGCAAAGACCTAATCCGCCATGTCAGCGTCGGCGCCGACTACCAAACCCTCGACTTAGTCAACGGCAAAGTCCCCCATGGCTTATACAACGCCGAAATGAGCCTGGTCGCGGTTCCTGGGATACCGGAAACCAACATCCAAATCCTTGAGAAACTCAAAGAGCAACAGTTTGAGCCCATCTTAACTGGCGAGTACACTTTGGGCTTCTACCAGGATGCTGCTGCTTTTATGCCAGAGCATTTCACAACGGTTTGGCTCGACCGCCAAGACGGCATACTCGCAATAATGGGTAAACCCAAAAATCAACCAGACACCCAGTTGACACAGGCAATCTATTTTTCTCAAACAAAGCTCTGGGACGAAAACAAAATCAAAGATTGGCTATCCCTTCACCCAAGCTACAGTATGCCAGTTACAGATGCCGTGCCCCAAACTGCCAACGTAGCTGAGGGCTTAATCAAAAAACCCGTGGAGGCAACCATACCCATCAGCCAAGCCATCAAAATGATTGAGGAAGTAATCCCCAGCCACATTGTAAGGCGAAGCTGGAGCCTGGGACCGCAACGCATGTGCCAAGAACTGAACAGGGTTGTCTTCAAACTACGAAGCCTCCAAGAAAATAACAGTCACAAGTTGACCGCAAGTAACTGAGGATGAACTCGGAGAAAACGAAAAGAACACAAGAGAAAGATAACCAATGACAGATTATACCTCTAAAAGCTGGATGGCAATTGGCGAAACAGATGACCCAAACGCCATCATCGAAAGCTACGAAACAGAAACAGCAGTCACAAAGGGCGACCCCGTCTATTTTAGCTCTAACCACAAAATCTCCCCAGCAGCAGCCGCACGAGACTGCATCGGCATAGCAGTCCAAAGCGCCCCTGCCGCCTCCCAATGCCCCGTTCTGGTCAGTGGCAGAGTCAAAGTTAAAGCCGGCGGCATCATAAACCGCGGCAAAGCCGTTTACGCAGCAGACGCCCAAAAAAGAGTTTTAGAATTAACTGATCAAGCCGTAAACGAAGCTGGAACCGCAACCTACACCGTCTACTACAACCGCAAACTCGGCACCGCACTTGAAACCACCGCAGCCGCAGACGACCTGCTCTTTATACAACTCTAAGGTGAAGCAAATGAAACCTAAACTCTACGAAGCCCTAATCCAAAACAACGGCGAATTCAAAGAACACATCGAAGCACAGAAACACAAAATCAGCAGCCACCCCTTCCTAAAACGCTACTGCGAATCCGGCATAAAAGAGGGGTTGTTCAGCGATTCAGCCCAGGCATTAGGTCGCCTACATGACACCCTGTTCGAAGCTGCCTACCCCGAAATGATTGGACGCGACATAATCACCGTTATGCCAACCACTGAACCCATGGAACGCTTTCCCTTAGACGAAAAAGCCGTGGCTTACCGCTACGCTGAAGGCGCCACAACCCGCCTAAGTGGATCAAAAAATGGAGTAGCCGACGTCTACACCAACGAACTGGCTGAATCCTCTGAAGAATGGACCCGTGAATTCCTCGAAGACGCAACATGGAACGTCATGAACCGCATGGTTGAAAAAGTCGGCCGCGCACTCGGCGAAGAAGAAACCAACCGCATCATCGCACTCTATGGTGCAGTTACCGCTGCAGACCTAGCCGGTGGAGCCGCCTTAAATGGCGGTGGAACAGCGCTTGACTGGAACGGCATCGTCGACCTTCACAACGCAGTTAGAGCTGAAAACTGGAAACCCACCGTATTAGCCGTCAACGAAACCCAGCTGCACCAGCTTTTAACCGACGACAAATTCATTCACGCCCAATACTTGCCCTCTGGCCAAACCAACCTTGACGAAGCAACCGTAACCAGCGTTTTAGGCATGCGTGTCCAAGCCAGCACACTTGTCCCCAACGGCACCGCATACGCTATCGACACACGCGTCGCCTCAGTGATGCTTCTACGCCGAGACATAACCGTCGAAGACTGGGAAGACATCAAAAACGGCAAATACGGCGTCAGAGCCACAACCCGCTTCGGCATCGGAGTACTGCGCAGCAACGCCATCGCCAAAATGACAAACATCGCCACAACCCTATAAACGGTGAACACAAATGCAGACACTCTACTTCCCCATTTTTTTCCAACAAGCACTCGGAGGCAAAATAATATGAAACGTTTAGATGACCGTTTAAAACTAGCAAAAATTGTTCTAGAAGAACTCAAAAGCCAACCCCTCTGCAGAACAGAGCTTGAAACCCATATACTCAGACAAACAGGTACACATTCAAGCTTTGAAAGCATATTCTGCTATCTAAGCAAGGGCGGTTTCGTACAGAAAAGCGAGCAGAAATCCCGTGCAAATTATGTTTTAACTGAGAAAGGAACCAAACTGCTGGAGGCTATCCAATGAGCAGTGCACTTCACCGGTTAATGGAAGCTTTCTCAGTTAAACCAAAAAGCGGCTACGCCTCGCCACAGGGCACACTAGTGTATGAAACCCCCTGCCTGCCCCTCTCGGATGTTGTGAAGCTCTACCAGCGTGACCCAACCTGCAAGGCAAGCGTAGATTTGCTCGCGGCTTCCGCTGTCGGCTCAGGATTCTATACAACCATAAACGATAACTATGAAAGGGCAGTACAAGCGAAAAGAATCGTGGATGACTTCAACGAATCCGTCAACCTCGATGCATTGCTAAATGACATGGCAAGAATGCTTATCGCGTGCGGCAACGACTTCTGGCTTAAACTCACCCCACAGAACACAAAGTCACTATTCAGGTTGCCCATCGACGCAGTTGAGCATATAGAACAGAGCTACCTTGACCAAAAAACACTCAAAATCCCCTATAAAATCGAAAGCTACAAACTCCGCTTTGCCTATGGCGGAGAAAACCTTGACCCACAAGCCATCGTGCACTGGCGAATCAACTGCTTAGACTACTCTGGTTACGGCACGGGTGTGCTGCAGGTACTTTTGCACTCACTTGCCTTCGCCTCGGATAAGCGTCCAGCGTACGCTGCTATGAAAGCAAAAATCGAGCGTATCATGCCTAAAATTTTTGAGAAGTACGCTGGACCAGACGTTTTAGCCCTGTTGGAACGGGCAGACGACGACACGATTGAGCAGTTTCAGCAAGCCATCAAAAACCGCGGCGAAGAAGGCGCCTGGCTATTCTACAACGGCAAAGGCGACATAAGACCCGTCACCATCGACCCCCGCGCACGCTTCGAATATTACGTTGACCACTTAATCAACCAGTTCTACCTGGGCTGCGAAACTCCGCTCCCCCGCCTCTTTAGCACACCCGGCTTCACCGAGGCTTCAGCAAACGCAGCACTGGAACTCCAAAACATGCTCATCCAACCCATACAACGCTACATAAAACGCCAAGTTGAACACGAACTCTTCAACACTGTGCTCTCGCAGGCAGGCTTGGACCCATCCAAAGCGCAGGCACGCCTAAACTGGAACCCCTATAAAGCCAAAGAAGCAAACATGGCGGATCTACTAAAAGCAGCGGAACAGGGCCTGATTCGCCAAGAAGAATTCCGCAAGAACGCCACTAAATTCGGCTGGCAACTCTGGGACACCCCTCAACAGGGCTAAGGTGAAGGAAGATTGACTGAAGTACCGTATGGCCGCTATGAAGAAGCCTACAAAGCCATCCATAGTGCACTCATGGGCTTAACCAGTCCGCCTTCTGGGCACAAATTAACAAAGTTGGGCTTCACCTGGAACCCCGACGGCGCCCTTGCAACGCTGCGAGCCTATGACGGCGCTGATTTGCTTTTTTCTTTAACTTTCACTTGGAACCCAGATGGAACACTTTTAGAAGTGGTTCGGTCTTAGATGGTTGGGACTTGGAGTTATAACCCAGCAACTAACGTTTTGGCGGTTACGGGAGCGACTTCTGGGGCTCCAGCGGGATTTGTGGATGCTTGGAATTTTGATAAAGCTACATCTCGCACGCTTAAAGCTGCAGCAGCCAGCCCTTTCACAGCCTCACTTGAAACACCCGTCAAGCCTGCAGATTCGCTCGCTCTAAAGCTCTCCGTAGTCATAACTAACTTTTCGGTAGCGGGTACAGTTACTCTCACGGGAAAAGACGCATGGGGCAACGCCATCTCAGAAACCCTAAACATAACCGCAAACGGCACCTTCACAACAGCGCAGTATTTTGCCTCAATCGACGCCAACGGCGCCGTCGCAGCGGGAACATTCACCGCAGCCATAACGCAGCCCAGGCTAGGCGTAGTTTGGCGTATAAACACGCGGCAATACACTTTTGACTGTCTCCTGCAAATAGGCGACGGAGCCACAGCGACATATTTTGCTGACAACTCTAAAGCCGTTGCCTGGAGCAATTTTATGGCTTATGGAGCCACTGTGTTAACTGTTACTGCAGGCGCCTATTTTACTGCAGGGACGCTTCTAAACCTCGCCAATAAAACAACCTGCAACGGCATCCACTTCTACGTTGACAACACAAGCAACCAACGGGTTTTTATGAGCTTCAACTCAGGAAGCTATGCCTACCTTTATTCATGCACGTTTGAAGAAGCATCAAACGCAGACTTTTACATCGCATATTATCCTCTTCGTGTCTGGAACTGCACTTTTGACATGGCGGTTTTCAGGTATCTGGCAAACGCTGATTTATTTAACGTGAAGTTCTGGCAGACAGGAAACAACGGTTGCTTCCAAAACTCCTACGCAGGCAACACTATGGATAAAATCTATGCGTACACATGCTCTGCAGTCATGAAGACAGACGGCACAGGCCCACCGTCAATGAAGAACCTCTATGCCCGCAACAACGCCTATATCGTTCTGTGGAATAACAATCAAGTCGGGGCAGTTGCCTACCTCATAAACCCAGACGTTGATGCTTACTTGTTCTCTTGGACGGCTAATGCCTCTACAGTTTATCGGCAATATGAGTTTGATTTAGTGACTGAGCCAGGCGCCACAGTCGTTTTAAAGCGGGCAGACGGCACGCAAGTTTTCAGTGTCACAGCCGACGCAGTCACAGGTGCAATTGCCACTCAAACAGTGACTCGAGGATATTATAACACAGCCAACGGCAACACTTTGCAGGATTATGGACCGTTTAGGCTTGAAATAACCAAAGCTGGAAAAATGCCCTATACTGACACCGGCATAGTTCTTGACGCCAAGACGACGCTGCATATTGCACTTCGAGATCAGCTCTCGGGGACGGCTATGGCTGGTGACGTCGCTGCTGGGAAGACCTTCTATAGGGATGATGCGGATTCTAAGTTGTCTGGTTCTTATGTTGAGCCTCCGCCGCCTGTTCTGTGTGGCGATGCTGAGCCTAAGGATGTTGCTGAAGGCAAAACTTTCTATAAAGACGACCCAGCGGTTAAGTTGACGGGTTCTCATGTGAATCCGAGTGTTTTTGTGGATGTTGGCAGCGGTAAGCCTGTTATAAACCTTAACAGGAAAAATGCTGAGAATCAACTGGTTTTCAGCTTGTAGACCCGCCTTTTATGGGATAATTTTTTTTAGTGGGTTAGTGCTGTTTTTATGGTTCTTTTTAATTGCTTGTTTTAAATGACCTGGTTTTGAACGGTCATTTATAATAGCCTTAAATAAAAAAGCAGCCATAAATATGGCTTTAAAACGTGAAAATAGTTTAAATTGAGCTTCTTTATTATATTGGGGCTTGAGGCTAACTCAAAATGGCAAACATATCACCAAGCGACGTGCGCGACACAATCAATGTCAGCACCGCCGATATACCCGACAACAAACTCCAAAAAATGATCAACCGCGCAGCAACCACCCTATCGCTGGAGCTCAACAAGCAAATTGACCCCGACGACTGCGTCGATCCAGAAAAAGAATTCATAACCCTACTCTCAGCCATCCACGCCATCTGCTACCTAACAGGCGGATCCGCTGTCGGCTTAAACTTCACCGTAGGAGACCAAAACATATCTGTCGCCAACAACGCTCCACCCTTGACTGTTCTGCAGCAGGAACTCGAACGCATACTTTCTATCCTCAAAAAACCGGTCCTGCGGAGCGTCTAACCATGCCTGTTCCTGAAGCATATTACCAGTTTGTCAAAGACAACGCACCCTATGTCTACGTTACACCCGGCGAAGGGCCAGATTTGATCTGGGGAAAAGCCGCTTTTGCCGCTGGGTTCGCCGTCGACTTTCTCTATGAAGCCTACTTTGACCCCCAATTTGATAGCCGAAGCCAAGAAATCGAAGTCAAGATTGCAGAACTCTCTGACTGGATTGTTACCCAGCAAATTACTGATGTCAACACTCAAGCATGTGGCGGTTTTGTCAGCGCCGAGGGCAGCACTATTTGCTACAGCGTTGATATCGGACGTACAGTCCCAGCCCTCTTAAAAGCATACGAATTAACATCAAACCAAGATTACCTAAACAGTGCAAAGCTGGCTGGCACTTTTCTCTATAACATGCAGCAGAAACCCAGCCAACTAGGCATACATGACCGCTATTACGGTGGCTTCACAAGAGCAGTAAACACCGCAGACGCTTGGCTGCCCCAGGTGGATATCGAATCCCTCTATGACTTAATCGCGCTTGGAATGCTTCAGGAATCTGATCCCCAAAACAAAGGCATCTATCAAACCATGGTTCAAGACGCCGTCAACTTTTATCGTCCAGGTCTAGAGGCGCTTTGGCTGTTTTTTGATCCTAAACCAAGCGGCGACGGCGCATGGCACCGAGTTGGGCTCGGCAACGAGACAATCTATGACGACTCAATCGCCTACGCCCTGCTTGGGCTCTATGAGTATGAAGGTTACAGCGGCTCTGTGCAGAAAACCTATCAGGCAATCAACGCTATCGGCTCTTCGCCGCTGTACCCAGCTTATAACTCGGGGATTTGTTGGGCAGGATACATCAACGTCAAAGCTAAGGCGTTGGCATGTGACTACTATGACGCTGTAGCAGCAGGCATATTAACCAAAATCCGCCAGCACCACGATAAACCATCTTACGATTTCAGCGCAAAAACAGTTCTAAAGCACCCTGACCAATTCATGTTTTGGGGGCTCAAACACGCCGATTTCTCGCCGATCGAAAACAAGCAGGCGATGGCGACGGTTTGCTGGTTAGGCCAATTGCTATGTGGCTATCAGCAGCCCCTAACCCGATTCACTCAGGTCTTAAACAGCAAAGCCGAAAACCTCACCCTGCACCCCTTAATCCAAAACGGCGATTCCCCGGCTTACGGGGAAGCCACAGACATAAAAGCCATCGTTTTACCGCAAAAAACCGAAGAAACCCTCATAGAACCAGGCTACCTACTCAACGACTATCTTGTACTCCATGCTTTTGCACCTATCCGCCGACATGACAAGGTGATCCGCAACGGCATCGACTACGAAGTAACCAGCATCCAAGACTTCATGCTAAAGAATGAAGTTGTGTTCCGCAAAGCCACGCTTAGGAGGATGCAGAGGTAATGTCGGAAACAGAAGACCCCGCAGTTACATTGACGCGGCTTCTCCGATGCCAAATGCATGTAGTTCTTGACAGCGGCGCCTTGGCGTCGGTTACGGTGTCAGGCGAATATCTAAACAGCGACGCACTAAAAGCGTGCGATGGGCAAGTGACGGTTGCATTGGTTGATTGTTTGGACCAAAAACTTGACTTGACTGGTAAAAGCCGACTGAGAACCTCTACTTTACGTGTGAACGTCTGGGCAACCGACACGCTAAATGCAGGCGAAACAGGAAAATCAATTCGCCAAAAAACCAGCGAAGAGATTAGCCGCATAATTAGGCAAAGCCGGACGGCACCAAACCACACAATCTACAGTTATGTCGGTTTAAGCCCCAACGGACCAAGCAACAAAGCATTCAGCGGCGACTCAGAAGCAGCTCCAAACGCCGAGTGGACAGAATTATCAGCCGACGACTACGAAAAACTCTGGTACAGCGACGACAGCCGCTGCCAAATCAGCGCCTCTGAAAACGGCAAGATTGCAGCCCTGCTGTTTGGCTTCAAAATTGAAAGCCGCAGAGCCTCAGTTAAGCAGGCAGTGTTCAATTTTGAAGGTTACGGGTCTGCACCGAGCGCCAGTGGAGTGACCGTTAAAGTGTGGAACGACACGGCTGGCGTTTGGCAGGACAGCCAAAGCAGTCAGGCAGGGCAAAACGATGAACTCCTAACTTTAGCAGTGAACGCAAATTTACCAGATTTTATCGACGATGAAGGCTACGTTTGGTTCCTCGCCGAAACCAACGGGGCAAGCGACGGCGTTTCGCCTGCAATGTTGTGGTGCGACTGCGCCTCCTGCTTGGTAACAGTCAACGGCGTAACTTACTGCGACATAGTCAGCAGCCGCAGTCTTGACCGCGTTGATGTCAAACCCCCAATTTACCGCACAGAATTCACCGTAAAATCATGGTTAATCGAAAAACTAGGAGAATAAAAATATGACACAAACATATGGCTCCCAAGAGAGCAAAATCTACTACGTCGAAGAGACAAGCTTCGGCCAAACCCCCCAAAACCCAGCGATGCTCAGCATACCAGCAGAGAGCATTGAACCACAAATCAACCCCAACAACATAAAAATCCGCGGAGTAGGCTCCGTCGATTTGCAAGGCATCAAAAAGGGCTATCGTGCACCAAGCATAAAGCTGGCTTTTTCACTGCCAAGCGATGCCCCAATCAATTTCCTACAAAATGTCCGCGTGGAATTAAACAAATCACTGAGCGTGCAGGTGCTCTACTATAAAGGTGTCTTTTCGGCTGCAACCGACATTATCTCTCTGCTCTATACTGGATGTAAATTTCAATCGGCAACTGTTGAGTGCAGCATCGATGACGTTGTGAAAGCGAATGTGGAACTGCTCAGCCAGGACCTGGCGGCTTCAACCGCTAAAATCTCGGGTGCAACCTACGCTGATTACGGCGGCGCTGTGCCCTTTTATGAGAGCTACATCAAAAAAGACACAGCAACCCTTGATCGGGTAACTGACTGGAAATTCAACGTCAACAATAACCTCAAGCAGGTGCCGGTTATACGTAGCTCCAACGGAAATATCCTCAAGTATCTGCCTAATCGTCAACGGAATTTGAGTGGCGAAGTCGTTTTTGAGTTTGAATCCAAAGAGGAATTCGACGATATAATCAACGACAATGAATTCGATTTAGAATTCGGTTTAGGCGGATCAAACAAAGCTGTTTTCAGCGACTGCAAATGGGAAAACATCTCTGCCCCCACAAAAATCGAAGACCTTGTCAGCCTCAAAGCCGCCTTCGTCGCAAAAACAATGACCATAACCTAGGTGACAACCATGCGCAAACAAACCCTAACCATAGGCAGCGAATACGGCGCCGAATACGCAGGAACCTACATCTTTGGCGAAATCACATGGGCTAAACGCAGCCGAATAATACAAAAACACACCAAATACCACCCAATCTCTGGTCAGGTGCAGGCAAGCGACTTCATAGCAATCCAAGCTGAAACAATTTGGGCAGCACTAAAAGAGCAGCCCCAGACAAACCCACTCTCGCTTGAAAAACTGCTTGGAGAAGAAACCGGCGTTCCCATAGCATTGGGCGAGTTGCTCTCTCAAGTAGTCAACGGATTATGCGCCTTAACGCAGGAGGAAACAGCTTTTTTATCCGAGCCATCCGCCGCCAAAAACCCCACCCAGCAATCACCGACTTTCGACTCTGCAAAGAATTCGGCTGGACTCCCACAGAACTCGGCAGGCAATCCGCCCGCACCATCCACCAGTACACTGTTATCCTCAACGAAATAGACCGACAAGCCCAAGAAGAAAAAACAAAAGCCGAAAAGGAAGCAAAAAAACATGAGCGTATCCATTAGCCTCGATATTTCTAGCGGAGAAGAATTTGCCCAAGAAATCAGCCGCTTCGATGCTGCTATGAAAACCCGTATCCGAGAGCAGCTGTTGGAGTGGGCGCAGTCGGTTCAGGCGGATGCAGAGCGGTTGGTGCCTGTACGAACAGGCTATCTGCAGAGTACAATCTACGCTAAAAGTGTGGATTGGCAGATAGAAGTCGGCGCCGAAGCTCCTTATGCAGCCGCAGTTGAATTTGGCACCCGCAACATGCGCGCCCAGCCCTATCTTAACCCAGCCATAGAAGCCTATCTACCCAGTCTTGAACGGGTTTTGCTGGATGCTCTGGATTCAGCGAAAGCGGAGGCGCAACTATGAGTTTCCGAGAAATCGCAGTCACAGTCAGAGCCATTAATCACGCAAGCACCGAGTTTAACCGTATCCAAACCGACGCTGAAGCCTTAGCAACCCGAGTCAAAAGCTTGGGTGCAGCAATCGCTGGCATCGGCGCCGCAGGCTCAGCCATCGGATACATCGCCAACCAATTCGGAGTCCTAAACGATTCACAGACAAAGGTCTTCACAAGCGGCATGATGGTTGTTTCCGTTATGGGCATGTTTATGCGGACAAGTGCAGGCGTGGCTGTAGCTCAAAAAATCTATTCAGCTGCAACCGCGTTTGCCACTGCAGTTCAGAACAGCCTAAACATCAGTTTCGCCACTTTCCTTGCACTTACGGGAGTCGGCATAGCCGTTATTGCAGCTGCAGCAGCAGCGATGTATGGCTTCGCAAATAGCATGAACACCGCAACCGCAAGCGTCCAAAACTTCAACACCACCGCATCCCAAACTCCAGCCTCAACACGAAGTATCACTCGGGCAGGTGAAGCTGAACTTTATCGCCGAGGAGTTGAATAAGATGAGTGTAGCTGCCCCGTCAGTAGCCATCGTTTTTGGTTCAGTCACACCGCCGCAGGGAGATGTGATTGAGGCAACTCTACATTTAGGCTGCACAAAGGAGGTTAGCAGTTTTGAGGTTGTGCTGCAGAATTGGAACGGCAAATACAGCCCAAACGGCTCATACCCCATTACTGTTGGTTTAGATGGAAGTATAAGCGTCGGCAGAGGCGCAAGCTGCCCCATGTTGATAACATGCCGCGTTGAAAACATCAAATACCAGTCTTCGCCAACCGAGAATTATCTGACTGTGAGCGGCCGCTGCTGGGGAGAACGCCTCTTCCGCCGAGTCGTCAACGCAACTTACGAGAACATAAAAGGCGAAGACATCGTCAAAGACCTCCTCGACTACTATGTCGGCTTAAGCCATGTCCGCGGCGGCGCCGAGTTGGTTGAATCAACCGACACCACCTACACCAAACTGGAGTACAATGACACCCCAGTCATGGATGTTTTACGAGAAATCGCTGACAGCGCCGACAAATCAGGCGTTATAGGATACGATTTCCGTGTTGCCCCAGATGGAAAATTCGAGTTTTTCCCAAAAAACTCTAAGACAAACAATGTAGATTTAGCCGATCGAATCGAGAACAGTGAATACACAAAAGACATTACACGTGTGAGAAACCGAGCTACTGTCTATGGCGCAGCCAACAAAAGCGTGCCAGCCGACAAGGACCAGTGGACAGAGAGCCTCACACTCAGCGACGGAGTTTGGATCGCCACCTCAGGAACAATAAGCCTGGATACAAATACAAAAATCAAAGGCACAGCAAGCATAAAAACAACCGCCCAGAACCTAACCTACGCCGCCTGCCAACTGACCCTCAACAGTGGCAACGAAGTAGACCTTGACAAGTACCCTACACTCAATTTCTGGTTAAGCCGAGAAGCAGCCTTCAACGGAAACGCCACAATCACCCTTCATGACATTTACGGCAATCTCGCATCTCATGAGATGACACTGGGAGACTCAAAATGGTTCCAAACCCAAATCGCCGTAGGCAACAACAGTGCAGATCAATGGCAGATTCCAGCTGCCTTTAACTGGAACATGGCGAAGCGTTTTCAGGTTACATTATGGTTTACTGGTTTAGGCTCTGGCAGTTTCTGGGTAGACGGCTTATACTTTGGTGGACGCCGCTTCGGCAGCATACAGAACGACTTGACAAGCCAAAACACAATTGGACTACGCGAAATAGTTGAAGTTAACGAGGAATTAGCCAGCGACAACGAATGCGAATTCCACGCCAAAGCTCTACTGGGTAACCTAAAAGACCCCGCTGAAACCCTGACCGTTCAAACCTCAGTGCTGGATTATGGCATATCACCGGTACTTGCAGGCGACAAAATCCACGTCACCCTACCAAACGAAGGCATAAACAGTGATTTCCGAGTGTTAAGTGCCGAATATAGGGTAGACGGAAAAACCCAAACCCTTGAGACAACCCTTGAACTTGGAAAAGAAAAACCCCAGCTCGCAGATTACGTTTATGCACTCCGCAGCCGAACCAACAACCTAAGCCGCTACAAGACATCGAAACGGTAG